TGTACGGCGAACCTTCTCAAAACCAGAACGCAATGGTAGGCTACTGACATGACCACGATTGACCAGACCGAAGCTCGCCTCAACACGCATGAGGAGGTTTGCGCCCTGCGCTACGAAGGCATCTGCGCCCGCCTGAAACGCCTTGAGGGCGTCGGCATCACCGTGGCCGGTGCCATCATCATGCTGCTGGTCGGCATTCTTGTGAAGTTGAACTGATGAGCATCATCCTAGGCCAACGCTCGCTGTCGCGCCTTGAGGGCGTCCACCCTGACCTCGTCCGCGTCGTCACGGAGGCTGCGGCCATGTCGCCACTCGACTTCACGGTGCTGGAGGGTCTGCGCACGCTCGACCGGCAGAAGCAGCTTATCGCGGCGGGCGCGACTAAGACCCTAAACTCGCGCCACCTGACCGGCCATGCGGTCGATCTGGCACCCATGATCGGCGGCACTGTCCGCTGGGATTGGCCGCTCTACCACCAGCTTGCCGCTGTCGTGAAAGACGCGGCAAAGGCCGAGAACGTCCCGATCCAGTGGGGCGGCGATTGGCGCACGTTCAAGGACGGCCCGCATTGGGAACTGCCTTGGAAAGCCTACCCGAAAGGAACCTGACCATGCTCAAGAAATTCCTCAAGTGGCTCGGCGCGCGGCTGCGCGAAAATTCGACCTACGTTGGCCTTGGTATGATCGCCGCAGTGGCTGGCGAACACGCCTTGGGCATCCAGATCGGCCAGGTCGGTCAGGCTGTCTCGCTGATTGTGGGCAGCGGCCTGGTGGCGGCTACGACACGGCCCTCCGCAGAAGACGCCATACGCGCCATCATCGATCACTAAGTCCGACGGGCCATCATGCGCCCGATCAAGACGACCAACTCACCCAAATCTTCAGGTGGCCGGCCCGCACGTAGCAGGTCGGCCACCTTCTCTAGCATCAGCGCAGCGGCTTCTGCGTGGTCGGTCATCGCGCGATCTCGGCCATAAGTTCAGCCCGCTCGCGCACCGACCGCAGCGTGCAGTACCGCTGGTGCAGCCGCCGCGCGATCAGCGGGCGCCTATGGCTCGCGCGTTCCTCGTCCAGCAGACGCTTGACCTCATCCTCGGTCATGTCGCTCAAGGTCGCCGCCAGCGACCGCCAGTCTACTTTAGCCATTCTTCAACTCCTCAAGGGCTATGTCCGACACCGCGCGCTTGTCGTGCAACGCGGCCCAGATGCGTTCATCAATCGTCTTGTCCGCCAAGATGACGTAGACCCAAACGTCGCGCGTCTGCCCGCCTCGGTGCAGTCGCCCAACGGTTTGTTCGTAAAGCTCCAGCGACCACGGCAGCGACAGGAACACCATGTGGCAGCCGCCGTGCTGGAGGTTGAGGCCGTGGCCGGCTGACTTGGGATGCACCAGCAGTAGCTCGACCTCACCCCGGTTCCAGCGGTCGATGACGCCGGGGCTGTCAATGGTCTGCGCGTGCGGGAAGCGGCGCTTCAGTTCGGCCAGTTCCTCCTGGTAGCTGTACGCCACGATGGTGTTCGCCCGCTGGTTCTCGGCCAGAAGCTCTTCCAGCCGGTCGAACTTGTGCGTGCTGAACCAATGCACCGGCACCGGCCCCTCGCGGTCATAGACGAACCCCGACGCCATCTGCTGGAGCTTGGTCGTCACCGACGCGGCGTTCTGCGCGATCACTTGATCGCTGCCGAAGCGCGCCACATACTCCTTCTTCATCTTCTCGTACGGCTCGCGGCTGTCCAGCACCGTGCGGATCTCGACGACATGGCACGGCGGCAGCTTGTCGGCGTAGTCGCCTGGTTCCAGCACGTACGTCGCCTCGCGGATGCGGTCCATCACCTGTTCGAGCGCGCCGGCAGCGGGCGTCCACTGGCCGAAGTCGCGGTTGATGCAGATGAAGTACTGCTGGAGGAACGCCCCCTTCGACCGGCCCAGCAGCGCCTGATCGACGATCTTGCACTGGCCGAATACGTCCTCCAACCCGTTACTGGTGAAACTACCTGTCAGGCCCCAGCGGACGGTTATGCCCGAGAGCAGTTTCTCCAGAGCCTTGAAGCGTTTGCCTGACGGATTCTTCAGCCGGGTCAGTTCGTCGAACACGATCCCGTCGAAACCCCCTAGGTTTTCCAGTTTGTCGAGATTGTCGTAGTTGATCACGACGACGTCAGCGCCGCTGTCAAGCGCCGCTTGACGCTGCGTCGGTGTGCCGACCGCCAGCGCCATCGTCAGCGTCGGCGCCCACTTGGGGCGCTCGACCGGCCAGACGTCCGTGCAGACGCGCTTAGGCGCGACGACCAGCCACCGACGCACTACCCGCCGCTGGACCGCCTCCTGCATCGCGGTGAGCGTGATCATCGTTTTTCCCGCGCCAACCGGCGCGAGGATCATCGCCCGGTCACGCTCGTACAGGAAATCCGCCGCCGCCTTTTGGTATGGGCGCGGCTTAAGCATGACGCGCAAACTCCCCGTGCAACTCGGCACGGACGCGAACAGCGGCTTCGGCTGCTTGGTCCAACGTATCAAAACACCCAAAGTGTTTAGTGCGCCGGTTTATCGAGAACCGCACACACCATCGGCCTTGGTGCGGCGTTACGTTTTTGACGCCGGATTTTGACTGCCGATTTATGCGGCGATTATATTGGTTTTGCAGCCGCGTGGCGGGACGTAGATTTTCGGCCGAATTGTTCAGCGGATTGCCGTCAATGTGGTCTACGCAATCCGGCAACCAACCGTTAACAAGCAGAAACACAATTCGGTGAACCGCGTAGTGTTTCCGCCGCCAAGTGACGAACTGATAACCGTGATTATCTGGCACCGGGTTCACTTCGTCGCCGGGGTGTCTGACGGAAATTCCGCGTCCAGCCTTAACGCGCCAATACAGGCGCCCCTCTTTATACGCCCACACAGCGGCAGTATCAGCCCAGCTATCGGTCACAGTTTCTTGAGCCACTCGTCCACCTCACTCTTGGACCACAGGCAGACGTAGCGCTGCTGGGTCTTCTCCATCTCTTCCGCGAAGATGCGCTGGAGCGCGGACAGCCGGCCATTCGGCTGCTTGACCTCGACGAACCATGTCTGCCCCGCTAGGCACACGATCCGATCCGCCACGCCGACCTGCGTCACGCTGCGGAACTTGTACGTATAGCCGCCCAGCGCCTTGACGCGTTTGCACAGGTGCTGCTCGACTTCCTTCTCGGTCATGTTGCGGCTGCCCCCGCCCGCCGAATGTTATACCGAACTGCGCTGGTCAGTCTCGGTTCAACACGCATCTCGGCCAAAGTGTCAAACGCGATTGCGTGCGCAATATTGACGTCCGTAGCGCACGAACGGCACATGGCTAACCGCCATTCTATCTGCTGAAGCCGGTCCAGCAGCACGCGCTCCCGCAACCGTAATTCCTGTTCGCGCTTGTGCGCCCCCCATATGCGTCTGATTTTCGTGATCATGCTGTCCACGTACCCGTTCAAGATTTTTTTGACAAGGGCTTGCGTCAAATCTTTTGCGGCGTATGGTGACGGCTCAACACAGTGCAGTGAGGTACAGTATGCAGCATAGCAAGATCGTCGGCGGCTCGACCGCCAAGCGCGTCATCGCCTGCCCCGGCAGCGTGGCGCTGGTGGCCCAGATGCCGCCGCAGCCCAGCAGCAGCTACGCCGACGAAGGCACGCTGCTCCACGACACCATTGCCGACATTCTGGACGACAAGGGGACGCCCGAGAGCTATCTCGGTCGCAAGTATGAGAGCGCAGTGCTGACACAGGCGCTGATTGATGACAAGCTGCTGCCAGCGCTGGCCGCGCTGGAACAGATCGACCCCAACGGGGAGATGGAATATGCGGTTGAAAGCAGGGTTGGCTTTGGTGATCTTCTGCCTGGTGTGTTTGGTTCTACCGACCTTCTTGGCCGCATTGGTGATAGAGCGATTGTTCTGGATTGGAAGTTCGGCGATGGCGTGGCTGTCGAGGTCGAGGAGAACGCGCAGCTTCTCTTCTACGCTGCGGCGGCTATGCGTACGCCGGAAACCAAGTGGGCGTTCTTCGGTGCGACCGAGGTCGAACTGATCATCGTGCAGCCGCCCTACGTCAGGTGCTGGACCACGACCGGCGCCCGCATCCGGCAGTTTGAGGATGAACTGGCCCGCGCCGTCGCCAAGGCCCAGCAGCCTGATGCACCGCTCGCCAGCGGCGATCACTGCAAGTGGTGCGCCGCCAAGCCGGTCTGCCCGCTGATGACCGGCGCCATCGACCGCGTCGTCAAGGCCAAGCTGGACGCGCTGCCAGCCGATCAGATCGCGCATTATCTGGACCAGATCCCGATGGTCGAGAGCTTCCTGAAGGACTTGCAGCAACTGGCGCACCGGATGATCGAAGAGGGCAACGCCGTCCCCGGTTGGAAGTTGGTGCCCAAGCGGGCGACGCGCCAGTGGACCAACGAAGACGAGGCCGTGGCGTTCCTGTCGAGCGCGGGCGTTGAGGCGTGGGCCGACCCCAAGCCGATCAGCCCCGCCGTCGCCGAGAAGGCGCTGAAGAAGGCCAAGATCGAATTGCCGGCTGACCTTGTGGTCGCCGTCTCAAGTGGTAGCACCCTTGCACCGGAGAGCGATCCCCGACCGGCGGTGTTGCAGATCGGACATGCGCTGAAGAAGGCCATGTCCAAAATCCAGTAAGCAGAAAGGTACAGTAATGTCCAATGCAGTAAGCAAGTTCGGCAGCGCGGGTCTGCCGTCGGTCGCATCGCTCTCGTCGGCGCTCCGGTCCATCGAGACGGACGTCGGCAGCGGCGGTATGGCGATCCTCAAAATGGACCGCACGGGGCACTGGGTGTTCGGCGCGGACCAGACCGAGGTCGAGGACGACAGCGTTTGGGCGGTCAATCCGTTCTCGTTCGTCCACGGCTACATCGCCTGGGGCGACGGCACGGTCCTCGCCGAGACGATGGCGCCGATCACGGAACCGCTGCCCGCAACCGCCCCCGCGCCGGAAGCGGCCAAGCGCGGCTGGGAAATGCAGATCGGCGTGACGCTGGCTTGCACGAACGGCGAAGACCAGGGTATGCAGGTGCGCTACTCGGCGACTTCGGTCGGCGGTAAGCGGGCTGTGCAGACGCTGGCCGCGGCGATCGCGGAACAGGTCGAGAAGAACCCCGCCAAGCCGGTGCCGCTGGTGGCGCTTCGCAAGGAGCATTACCAGCACAAGTCCTACGGGCGCATCTTCACGCCGATCTTTGAGGTCGTGAATTGGGCGTCGCTGGACACCGGGCCTGATGAAGCGCCTGAACCCGAGGTCGAAGAAGAGGTCGCCGCAGAGGCACCGCGTCGTCGTCGCCGGGGCTAAGGTCGAGCGAAAGCCGGGGCGGCAGCGCATGGCCGTCCCGGTGAGTAGCGGATAGAGTGAGGCGTCCAATGAGAATTTTAACCGGAGTGGCTGCGGTTTTGTCCGCAGCGCATCGTGACCGTGACGGCAACATGCACGGGCACACATGGCAAATCACCGCTTGGTGGGCCGACACACCCGACGCAGTACAGAAACAGAAAGAGTTGAAAGAATACCTTACGGTGTTTGACCATCACGTTCTCGCCGACAACGTGGCTTGGGGTGAATATCTGGGGAAGACCATACTCATAGGTATGGACTGCGTTAAAGTTGAGGTCAGTCGCCCGCTGGAAGGCGTCTACGCGGTGGCGGAGCTACCAGCGTGATCCACTATCACGGAGGCCCTATAACGCCCGACACTTGCGCTCTTAAAGTGTGGACCGCACGGCACGCATTTGTGTCGTTTGCGGCCACACAGCAGATGGCCTTGGCGGCTGACGTCGCGCAGTCATTCGCGCTCGACAACGGCGCGTTCACGTTCTGGAAGCAAGGCGTAGAAACGCGCTGGTTCGGCTATTACGATTGGGTCAATGTGTGGCGTCGTCACCCAGGTTTCGATTGGGCCGTCATCCCCGATGTTATCGAAGGATCGGAGGCCGAGAACGATGCTTTGGCCGACAAATGGCCTTTCCCGCGGCATCAAGGCGCAGTGGTCTGGCATGTCAACGAAAGCATCGACCGCTTGAAACGTCTGGCGTCGGAGTGGCCGCGAGTGTGTATTGGGTCCAGCGGAGAGTGGGACGTCTCCACCCCCCGGCGGTTCCTAGGCCGTGCGTACCAAGCGATCGGCGCGATATGCGACGGCGACAACAGACCTATCTGTAAGTTGCACGGGCTGCGGATGCTGAACCCCGCCATCTTCTCTAAACTGCCGCTGTCCAGCGCCGACAGCACGAACGTGGCGCGCAATATCGGCATCGACAGCGCGTGGAAGGGCACTTATCAGCCCAAAAGCAAGGAAACGCGCGCCGTCATTCTCACGGAACGTATTGAGTCGTTCAACAGCGCGGGTGAGTTGGCATGACCATTCTCTGGATTGACTTTGAAACCCGGAGCAAATGCGACTTACGGGCGAAAGGGGTTTATAATTATGCGATGGACGCCAGCACCGACGTGCTGTGCATGTCCTACGCATTCGACGACGAGGACGTGCGGACGTGGCTCCCCGGTGAGCCTTTCCCGCAGGCCGTCAAGGACCACAAGGGCCAGATCAGGGCGCACAACGCCGCGTTCGAGCGCCTCATCTTCTGGTACGTCCTCCAGATCGACTTCGCGCTGGAGCAGTTCTGCTGCACCGCAGCCCAAGCCCGCGCCAACTGCGCACCGGGCAGCCTTGAGGACGTCGGGCGGTTCGCCGGCGCGTCGATGCGCAAGGATCACCGGGGCAGCCAGTTGATCCGGCTGCTGTCGATCCCGCAGGCTGCCGGCGCATTCCGCGAGGACGCCGACCTGATGGCCGAGATGGTCGCCTACTGCGAACAGGATGTGCGCACCATGCGCGCGATCAGTCAAGCGCAGCGCCCGCTGTCTGCCGACGAGCTTGCCGATTATCACGTCAACGAAAGGATCAACGACCGTGGGGTTCTCTTGGACAGGCCGCTCGCGCAGGCGGCTGTGCGGTACGCTGAAGCGGAACTGGTTGAGATTCAGGGTGCTGTCGCTGAGATTACAGGTGGAGAGATTACGTCTGTCCGTTCACCTAAGATGCGGGCGTGGGTTCTGGACCGGGTGGGGCCGCAGGCGCTGAAGCTGGCGACCGTCTACAAGGATGGTGTCGCCAAGATGTCCATCGACAAGAACGTGCGCGCAAACCTGCTGGTGCTGGCCGAGGAGAACCCCGATGAAGTGCCGGCGGATGTTGCGGAAGTCATCCAGTGCGCGGACGATCTGTGGGCATCGTCCGTCGCGAAGTTTGACCGCGCCGCGGCGCTTGCTGACGAGGAGGATCGCCGCGTTAGAGGAGCGTTCGTTTTTGCAGGAGGCAGTGCTACAGGCCGTGCTTCATCATTTGGGTTACAGGTCCACAATT